CTGAAGTGTTATTACTGCGTTTGTGTCTTTTAGGTGTAACAGTGTGTCTGGTTGGTTGACAGTACCAATACCAACCTTGTCACCTTTTAATAATACATCACCGGTTCCGTCTGGTTCTAGTAAGATATCTCCGTTGGAGCCATCTCTGAGTGTAATTGTTCCTGCATTGGTTCCACCGTTTGTGTTCAAAATCAAGTCACCCGTGCCCTGTGTCGTGATCGTTGCGTCGGTGTCGTTGTCTCCCACCCTCACGGTGTCACCGTTTAGGTTCACGTTACCTGTGCCACCCGGTGTGATCTCGATGTCTGCGTTGCTGGCAGTTGACATTGTGTTGCCGGAGAATGTCATGGCACCTGTTGATCCACCCTGAGCAAGTACATAGGCCTTTATGCTCTGTTGTGTCGCCAATGCAGTGGCACTGTCAGAGGACATATCGTCTTCGTCAAGTATCGTCGTCACTGTGGCGCCCGTGCCCACTTTCAAATTTTCTAGTACCACTGTTCCTGAACCTGATGCGTTCAACTCTAGGTCAGCGTTAGATGCCGCCGACGTGATCGTGTTGTCAGTGATCGTGATGCCACCGTCCACGTCCAAGGAGCCTGATACTTTTGCTCCAGTGTATGTAACTCTGAAACGCTCTGCAATAGTGGCTCCATCATACACTTGGAATGCAAGTTCATTAGAAGTGCCTCCTGTGCCCTGGAAGTCAATACTTGCACCAACAGTGCCACCACTGCCTTTAAAACGCACTGTTGGAACATTCGCGTTGTCAGTTCTTTTCAGTGTTAGGTGAGGAGTTGCACCTTCTGTGTGTAATTCATCAACCACAGTTACACCACTTGATGATGTATTCAACTTTTTAACATTATTGTGATAAAGTTCAACTTCACCATCGGCGACACCCTTTATCATGGTTTCTGAACTGGAGTCCTTGCCAATTATAACATTGTTGTCACTCTGCAGGTAAAGGTTTCCGGTTCCTGTCTCTCTTATGATTGAATGACTTCCGTTGTGGAATATCTTTAGGTCATCGGCATCACCAACTCCTATATAATTGTCACTAGCACTGCCGTCTGGTAGTGATAAAATGGCGTCGACTTTTACCGCACCCGTGCCTGACGCTGTGAGTTCTAGATTGGCGTTTGAGGATCCTGTCGAAATCGTGTTGTCAGTTATGCTTACACCGTCAATGGTCGCACCACCTGTGAATGTTCCTGTTCCGTCCACTATGAGATTATCGTTGATGTTGATAGTCGTGCTGTCCGAACTTGAAATGCTTGTGCCTGTGATACTCAATGCCTCTATGTCAACTCCTGCTGTGCCGTTACCTGTGATCGTCACACTGGAGTTTGTTGTCAGTGAAGTTATGTTATCACTGTTGACAGATAAAGCGTCTATGTTTACAACACCTGTTCCGTTAGGCGTGATAGATACATCACCGTTAGTCACTGTCGTGGTCAAATTTCCATCAGCGACATTAGTGGTGTAAAGATCAATGAAATTCTCGTTGATCTTCGTCATGGCGGTACGTAGAGTATCGCCTGTGGCTGGGTTTCCCAGTGTTCCTGTGTCTATGTTTAATCGTGCCATAATGTGTTAGTCGTATTTATTAAATAATAATATGTTCATTGAAACCCTAAAAACACTCAAGTTGTACAAGAGGGAGAGCAAATTGGGGGTTATGCACAACTACCGAAGGCGAAACATGTTATATGTTTTCAAGTGTGACGCCTGCTCGGAAGTTTTCATGAGGCCCAAAAGCAAGGTTGATCCTAACCGTGCATCAAACGACTACAAACACGTGTGTAACAACTGTGATTCCAAGAAGTTCGCTCAGAGCGTTGGGGTAAAAATGCGTAAGGTATATCAGTTGGACGCCAGTAGTACCAAGACCCTATAGCGGCCTCCACTTGATATCATCCCTATGACCTGTTATCCATCTCTGTAGGTCTGCGTATATGCCACACTTGATGTTTGGTTGATCGAAGTACCACCTTAGGAAGGGGTTGCCTTCTAGGTATTCTTTCCTGTTTATGAAATAGAAGTTTGTCTTTGGGAACCTACGGAAAGTCTGCCTCAGTTGATACATCCACTCGTATTTTAGATAGGCCTTCATGCTTTCTCGCCCTGGGTAGTTTATAGAGTTTTTATAGATATTGTTCTGTATCCTGCTCGGTGTGTCCATCTCCCACTGTTGAGCACCCATTATATCGAAAGCCATTATGATTACATTCTTTATACCTGACTCCGCCGCCATAAGCACTGCCGAACAACCGGAGCCACGTGCATTTGAGAAGTCATTGGTTTTGATCTTACCACCTTTCTTGATATCACCTCCCCTCCATACTCTATAAAGTTTGAGTCCTGTGGGCACATCATTTATGTCATCCCCTTCACAGATGTAGTTCCAATTACTGATGTCATCCACACTGTGTATTTTGGGTGATTCTTTTCCATTGTTGTGCCACTTGGCAAGTTCTTTATACATGGGAGGGTTTACTGCTACTATGTGATCACACAGCATTGGATGGTCTCGGTATATGGCGTTGCAACCATATATCACACCATGTCCTTTAAGTTTATCTATTGGAAATATGTTTCGTGACTCACCGTTGCCTATTATGAAAGCAGTGTCCATTACACCCCAAATGATTCACCACAACCACAGCCGGAAGATGCATTAGGGTTTATTATTTCAAACTGCGATCCAAACACTTCTTCTTTCCAGTCTATCTTAGTTCCTGCCACGTACAGCATTGAAGTTTCGTCTACCACAAATCTGCCTGTGTGCCAGTCTTCAACATGATCATCCTTGCCTATGGACTCCTTTGTATCTGCAAATCCCCATTCATACTTGAATCCTGCACAGCCACCACCTTGCACTGCTAGACTAACTGCATACTTGCCTGGATTGTTAGACAGAAGTTTGTCAATCTGATTTTTAGCCTCGTCAGTGATTTCGAACCATTTATGATTTTCGTAACCTTCCATACTATTAATTATCAACTTTTTTGCCCACTATTTTGTATTCCGACCGACATCCAAAACCTAGTGGCATCAATTTTTTTCTCGAAGCTCATATAGGCATTTTGTCCTTCCCAGTGGTTCTTTGGATTTTCGATCTCACCTGCAGGTTCAAACCACCATCCCCACTTGCCTTCGCAGTTTATCTGGCACCATTCTATGCACTCTCCCATGATACCATTGCTATTCATGTCTATGTTGTGTTCAAATTGTTGCATGTATCCGCAGTCATCCGGGATCTCATCTAGTTTTGGATTCGTCCTTTTTACTTTTACTTTGCCGAAACTTTTACTACCAGTTTGTTGCATGTTCTAAATTCCACTTTTTTGCTGAACACTTCTCACCGCATTCACGTGGTGCTTTGTTTGATGACATACCGTTGAATAATCTTTCCCACATTGGATCGTCAAGCACTTCTCCCAACGTCTGCTTTGGTTCAATGTAATCAAAAATATCTTTGTTGTGTCCATATCTCAATGCCGTCCAACAACAAGGATAAAACTTTCCTTTTGCATTTAGATATAATCCTTTGTTGCCAATCATACACAAAGGTATAATGGACGGAGTGCTATCTATATTATAGAACCTTTTAGTGAAAATATCAATACAGTTGTCGTGCCATATTTTACCAGTAAGTTTGGTTGATGTCCTTGTAAATCTGCCAGTTGAAATATATCGGTCACTGGGTTGTAGAGGATCATCTTTGGGGTACGTACCATAGTTTTTACCAAATTTAGAACTTAACGTCAATTGAAAATTGTCAAAGTTGCATTCTTTTGCTATTTGTTTCATGTGTTCTAACTTGTCTTCGTTGAATTTGAAAGCAATAGCGGCCCATGTTTTATACGCTTTACTTTCCCGTAGGGCATTTATGCCCAGCATCATAGAATACCAATTACAGTTGATTCTATACAGGTTATTTGATGCCTGATCCCAGCCGTCAATTGAGAAATGTATGTGATCTTTTTCATTTAATATCTCAGCGAGTTGTTCCCACCAGGATTTTGTTTTGTATGAACCATTGGTTATTATTACAAATTGTAATTCATCATTGTTGCCCCTTAACCAAGCAAGTATCTCCAATAAATCTTTAGCATAGATGGGGTCACCGTCGTCACCGCAGAAGGTAATTTTCTTGACTTCAGTAAGTAATTTGCCTGTCCAATTTTTTTTGAACCAGTCCAACGACAGATCTTTGTTGACAAGTCCATCTGGAACCTCCTGCCTTGAGCACCTAGGACATAGTAGGCTACACTTAGAGCAAAGTTCTATGTGCCAATGTTCTAATGGCCAATTATGAATGTTTTTAAACATACTTAATTTTACACCCGTTTATTTTTTTTGTAAAGGCTTGTGGAGATTTCCACTTACGGCCTGGCCCACGCATTTAAGACATTTAGAGGTCAGTTTTATTGCCGACGTCACATATTGTGGCGTTGCAAGTGTATTTATTCTAGTGCCAATTGTCTATAACAAATTTATCTGCACATTCCATTGGGTTTGGCTTTCCATGGAATACAGCGACTCTGTTACCAGGACTAACCTTTGCAGGTTTTTGGAAATAACTTTTGCCATCCTTTGTCAACAACTTGGTATCTTTGAACCCAACCATCTCCCATTTGTATGATCTTATCCATTCATCAGGCCAATGGTTTATGTCGTTCTTCGCCCTCTTTGTGATCCAGTCTTGGTCACCATGATTCTGTTGCATTATTCTTACCGCGTTCTGTTGGAACTCGTCCCACAGGTAGTTCATGGTTCCAGTACGCCAACGCATACAACTTGAATTCGAATAAGTCCATTCCTTCATCCTACACCTATTGAAGTCTCTTATGATCATGAACTTTTCAGGGTTATGTGTGAACAAAATATCTATATTATCAAACACAACTACATCTAAATCAAAAAATAATATGTTCCCTTGTATTGGGATCGTGGGAGAAAACATCCAAAGTTTACTCCACCACGTTTTTATGATGGGATCTTTTGGCAACTTAATAATGTTGATGTCAGGATCTAGTCCATCCGCATCGTCTGTGAAGCAATGGAACTGGAATGGCAAAGTAAGATGTCTCTTGACCATGCTGTTCAGGACATTCGCGTACTTCGAGGGATATTTGTTGCCCCACTTAACGCACACTACGTGATTTGTATCCACTTTTCAATCCTTCTATTTGTATCTGTTTCCAGTCATCGCTATCTAACGAATATGGATAGTCACACTCGATATCTTGTTCTGCTAGTATTTTGATATTAGTTATATTTAAATTACTACTCAACGTGTTATAGATTGCTTTGAAAGTGTAGGATGATCCAAATGAACGCTCAAGGTCAACCTGTCCAATTTTAATGTAACCCAAGGAAAGTTCCGGCTCCTCCCAGTCATAATTGTTATCCTTCAACCAACTTCTAAATCCGTCCAGTTCTTCCTTTTTAAAATCATGCGTTTGTTCGGTGATCGTGTTACCCCATTCAATGTCAAACTCTCCGGAATAATACTTTTGATGATTGATTTCTGAACAAAGTGCATCGGTCATTTTAGGTGCGTGTTCATCTCTGTAAACCTCGAATAGTGTTTTGCCAACCTGACTCCAATGCAGGTATACTCCTCCAAGTTCTCTGTCATAGCGATTCTGTTTGAATAGGTCATAATCTTCACTGTGCAGGTCCTTCCTCGGTGCATTCAAGAAGGTGGTTATCTGTGATGGTCTGATCCACGCAGGATCTACGATACTCTTCCTGTATGATAACACCCAACTTTCTATCTCGTGGCATATGTTGTTAAGTTGCCTTATTGAATATTTGGTCTCATCGTTGGCCTGCTTGTAGTATTCACTAATTGCCCATGCCGTCCCTTGCAATTCTTCGAAGTACCTATGAAGCAGATTACATGCGTCGTGTTTTAGTCTATAACCATTGTTCTTGGAATATTGGAAGTCGTCTTGGCTGAAAAGATCTATACGAGGGTATTCAGGTTTGAAATCAAAGGAATTTATTTGTGATATGTTCCTGTTCAACTCCTGCACTAGATATCGTAAATCTCTATTACTGTCCGCAAACCCCAAGAAACAGAAGTTTTTCTCAAGTATCCTTTTTTCTTGTAAGTTGTCCTTAAGTGCTTCTATCCACCTTCTTCCAAGCGAGGTGTCAAATATGTCAATGTAGTACGCAGTGTCGTTAAGACTAACTTGGATTTTTTGTTGTAGAATGTTATTCTTTTCTGTAGATTGCACTGTTGGCTCCGTGTTCCATACATTCAACACTTTCAACAAAACATCTACTGTCAGTCTTTTCTTTGATCAACTGATCAGCAAAGTCGAATGCGTGTTTGGCGAACATCTCCGCACCAACCCCATCAAAAATCCTCACCTCAGCAAGATCATGCTTCTCAAGTTCTTTCAATCTTTCCAACTGTGGATCATTGATATCCAAAGCAAGTTTATGGTCGAACTTGTCCTCAAGCCATGCTTTCAGCGGTTTTAATCCACCAAAGTCCACCGCCCAGTTTTTGTTGTCTAGGTCTTTGCAACCAAATGTGAATCTGAATGCAAGGCTGTATCCGTGTAGCAGATGGCAGTGTGAGTGATCTGCGTTGGGTTGTCTGAACACACAGGCCAGGCCTATGTTGTGTCCGTATGTTTTAGTCGAGTAGTAAGTCATCGTTTCTCCTTGTTTTGATGACTTGCAGAGTTTTTATAGAGGGTTGAAAGTCTTGAGTCCTCTTGATCATCAGTTCAACTTCTTGTTAATCTTTAGATCTAGATCCAATTGGAATGCCGCATCTCTGATACGGTCCGTTAAATCATTTGGTATATTTAACTCACCATCTATGATACTTTTGAGAAAGTGTATCAGCACAGAGAATTCAGGTCTGTTCGAAACAGTTTCGGGATCGATGCCATTGACCTCCATTGCGTTAAGCAACGCCTCAGACGTGTCAATTAAAGTCTTCATTCCTTTGTTATGTTTTTCGAATTGTGGCATTAGGTGATAATTTTAGGTTTTTCAGGCGTCTTAATTGTTGAGAAAACCCTTTTGTATTCCTCGGCTATCTTGTCATTAATATGTGCTATAGAAATCAATTTGTCTATCGCTATGTTAAACGGCTCGTCCTGTTTAGCAGTGGAGAAAAATGTACCAAATGCTAGACCCTGTGGTCCTTGCATCAATACAAGTGCCTTCTCGATACTGATGTATCTAGTGTCGGTCTTGCTAAGATATTTCGCAATGACTTCTTCTCCCGAAGCCAATTTAAGAGTGATTAGATCTCCATCTTTTATTTTATCAAACATAACCTTATTATAAACTATCTTGCAAGATTGTCAATGTATTTCTTCAACTCTTTGTCTTGAACATTAGGTGGTATTATGTTCATGAAGAATATCTGGTAACTGTCGGAACCGTATTTGCCTATACCATGTAGATCCATTGCGTCTTTCTTGTCCCATTTGAGATACTGTTCGGTCATCTTCCTAATTCTTTTGGATCTCACCTCCCACATGCCCAACGGTTTCAGAATCTGCTGTTGCGTTTTGAGCCTGCCACGTAGGTACGCCTGGGGACTGGGATATCTTTTGAATAGTTTTGGTAAGATTATCTTGACGTGTTTACGGTAGGTCAGGTTGAGACACATGACTCCCACCATGTGCTTCCATCTTTTGTGTGGAGACTTCAGTTGTTGTTGGACCATGAGGTCATCAACCATCGGTTTATTCATACAACAATTTTACAGTGATTTACTTTTTTGTCAACTGATTGTTGATCCATTTGGCCAGACCCATGTAAGTGTCTTGGAAAACATTTTTATGTTCTTTCCATTCATCGGGCATTTTCCAATCTTCATGATTGACCACAATCCATCTGCAATCGGAATGTTCAAACAACTTGTTGAATTGATATATCCAGTAAGACGGATCAACAGGGCGTTTAATGTAGGTGTACCCGGTTGAACCTTTGTATATGTTATTGACATTTTCTGGTTTCTGTTCTTTGCCGAGGCCCCACAAATCCATTCCAACTAGGAAGATTGCCTTGGGTTTGAAACTCATGCCCACGAGGGCGGCAAATTGTCCTGTGCCCCAGTGGAAAGGATCATCTTGCCTTTTGTCACCTTCGTATGGTAAATCAGGCACTCTTTTAACATTAGGCCAGTAGGCAAATTGCTTGTACCAATTTTCTCTGGTAAAAATGGTTGTGTTTTTACCAACAGTGTTTGCGGCCTCCTGGCACATATGCCTGTCACAGGCCACAACATATTCCAGATTATGGTCTCTGAACAGGGCGTTGCAACCCACCATGGTTGTGACATTTTTGAGCGGTGTAAGATCAAAACCTCTCCTGCTTTCACCGTTGCCTATAACACTTACAAACTTGGTCATAAACTTATTTAATCACCCCTTTAAACGCACACAGACGTCTGTATACTGCTGGTAAAAGGCAAAGAGGAGTAAGTGTACACATCAGTCTTTTTCGTTGATTAAATGCCATACGGTAAGGTATTTGTCCCATGCTTTTTGCAGTGTTGGATATTTCCTTCTCAGTTCAATTGCTTCTGCACCCACCATTTCTGCTTCTTCGTACGCCTGTTCTTCGTCCCTGGCACGTTGTGATTGCTCCACTAATATACGGTCGCCATTTGGTAATTGTTCGTACACAGTTTCACCGCCGTCCGGAGAAACATAGATTGATCCTTTGCTTTTTTTACTCATGATAGGAAGAATGATTGTATGTGGTTGAAGTCTTTCATATTTTCTAATATCTGCGTGTTTGACATGTCGGTTTGCAAAGATCCTATTTCTATACGCCCTGTGGTTAAACGTTTATCATCTGTCGTGTATCCTTTCTGCTCCAGCAGATCCTTGTTCTGTTCGATGTACTGCCTGTGCTTGTTCTCCGTGGAGTCAACTTGCTCCTGTGTGTCGTCACAGAAGTAACTTACACAGTCAGCACTGTAATGTAGGTTAGGTACTATGTCGTGGTGGTGTTGATCATTGTCCTCTGATAATGCTTCAATATTCTTTCCAACGTCGGTGTACAGGTGATATAGTGATCCAAATTTTCTTTTGTTAGTGAAAAGTGCGTAGTCACTGTCATCAAATCTTTTCGTCTTTGGCAAGTCAAACCATACCACCCTTATCTTTGGCGAACCTTCGCTAGATTCACAGACATGGACAAATTGATTTATCTCGCTTAGATTTTTACGGAATGACGCTGGCTTGTCCCTGAACAGTGGATTAGATTTCCACTCATCCAGTTTGCCATGATGTTCTTCGAAAATTGCGTGTATGCGATTAAGTGTTTCTTGATCAGAGATACTATCAATACGGAATCCAAATAGTTCACATACGCTATCCACATCTGCCATCAGTTTGTTGATCCTGTCTTTTATAAATTCGTTATTCAAGTTGTCGTTAAGATTGTAGATCGCCCACGGTTCTGATATTGGGTATTGGTTTTGCTGTGCCTCGAGCACACAGTCTATCCATTTTTCCGTGAAACTATTTTGTTCAAGTTTGTACTTTAGGTCGAAATACTTGTTGTGGTCATTCCGGTTTGATAGTCTTAGTGTTGCGTATTCCATTAGTAGTATTTTTTATGGTCTGCGCCTGGATGAGCGTGTCGCATGCCTCCGTTCTCTTTTGCATCACCTTTGTGCCTTGGTATAAAATGTATGTGTGGCCACATGATAGTTTGTCCTGCACAGATGCCTATGTTCATACCAATATTGAATCCATCTATTTCGCCCTTTTTGACTTTTTCATTGCCGTAGTCATAGGCAAGACCATATGACCTGCCTATAAAATGGCTATTATTTTCTTTTGGAATGAAAAGTGTGTGACCTTCGGTGCAAGGATATCTATCTCTGAAAACGAATGTGAAGTCCGACTCCATGAAAGGCGTGTCATTGCCCATCCATACCGACTCGTCTACGCAGTCAACGTGTTCATATTCTTTCTTGTAGATAGGTTTTTGCGATGGCATTTGTTTCTATTATTCCTATCCTTATATTACTAGAATTTGGTTTGTGTTGCAACCTAATTTGATCCCAAACTTTGGTTTTGGGAACACTAGGATTGTACTCGTGGATATTTAAGAGGTTAACAAGAGCCTTCCTGACCTTTTCAGCACCGCCGTGTTTTTTACAGGTGTCTGACCTTCCAACGTGGACAATTTTACTACCTATTTTGATCTTGTAAACACACTTTAATCTCACCCATTTGGTCTTTGGATTTTTACTGTGCCTTAGTTTGAACCCTTCAACAGTGTAGAGATCCTCTATGTCGAACCATTTAATATCTGACATCTTTTATTCCTAACTGCTTGTATACCTTTTGAACTTTCTTTGCCTGGAAGTAACAATCTTCTAGGGCGTTGTGTAGTCCTGTTCTCTTTTCGTTTGGGTCACGAGGCACGAGACTAAAAAGTGTTCTAGAATCTCTTATCTGCCAGTACTGCCATGGTTGTGGATGCCCAAGTTGTGAATAAATGTCCTGTAGTATTGCGTAGTCAAACAACGGGCCTTGGCACCAGAAGACGTCCACTCCAACACACCACTTGTTGATTGTTTTAATCATGTTGTCAAGAGATATCCTGTCCTTGTCACCTAACGCCTCTTCCATGATCTCAGGGTCCTGCTTACCCCACCAGTCAAGTGTGTCTTGCATCACGTCCCTGCCCATCTCTGTCTGAGAGTCTACGTCGACACGAAAGTACATTCCTTGTGCTGGTTCAACGTTGGTGTATGGGTCAAACTTCACACCACCCACCGTAAGTATAGTTGCATTGGGATTAGTGGATAAGGTCTCCAAATCTATCATTGCGTGGATCATACACAATTATACTATGGAAATTTGGTAATGTCAATTATGTCTCGTCTGTGATGTCGTAGTAGTCTTGGTATTTCTTAAACTCGTCCTCTGTGAGACACCAAACCTGGCCAGAACTCATAGGGAACATCTGTTGGGCAACAACACGGACTTCTTCGCTCGCCGCCTTGCATTCTTCCACTGTATCATACAGATCTCGCTCGTAGACGCTTTCACAGGCGCCCGCCAGGCACATATAAACTACTAGTACAAACTTCATATTAGTATTTACATTCCGGAAAATTGAGTAATACGAGCGGTTCATACAAGGCAGATATGTGGTTCATAAATATACACATATTATGGATTTCGTAACATTAATAAGAGACGTAGGTTTTCCAATAGCAGGAGCCATAGCGGCGGGTGCCTTCGTGTTCATCACGCTGAAGTTTATACTTGCTTCTGTGACAGGATCAGTGAACAGTTTGAAAGCAATAATTGGAGCACTGGACAACAGAGTTCAGACCATGAACAACGATCTTGTAAAGATAGATGCACTTTTGAGTTATGTATTGAAAATAAGACCCAACGCAGACAGGATAGCGGCTAACGAAGGGAAGAATGATGCTAGACGCGACTAACGATCTGGTTACAATTATCAAAGACTTTGGCTTTCCTATAGTGGCCGCCATGGGACTGGGTTATTTTGTTTTTTACATATGGAAGTGGGTAACAGAGGAAATCAAGCCTGTGCTGGGTGATGCCAGTTCAACCCTAATAAAACTAGTGGATAGGATCAGGATGTTGGACAATGACATGATAAGACTCAATACCAAACTTGCTATGGTCCTTGAATATAAAGAAGACATTATCAAAGAAGGTCGTTCAGATGAACTAGACGAAATATTAAAAAAATATAAGAGTAAATCTGAAAGTTTTGACTCAACAGGCGACACTAAGAAATAGTGTAGACTTTAATCGCTTCTGTTTTTCCTTTCACTGTTATTTCATCAACATAATCAAAATCGTAATTTAATTTTGCGGCCTTAACAGTTGCCTCACCTATCACAAGTGTCTTGCCCAAGGTTTTACTGCTACTTTCCAGTCTTGATGCTAGATTAACAGCATCACCTATCACGGAATAATCAAACCTCTGATCAGAACCCATGTTCCCCACAAGTGCCTCACCTGTGTTTATACCTATTCCTATGTTGATGTTTGGTAAGCCTTCCGCTGTAAGTTCCGCATTAAGTAATTTTAATTCCTCCTGCATCTCTAGTGCCGCCTGGATCGCGTGTTCTTCATGCTCGCCATCATCTATAGGTGCGTTCCAGAATGCCATAATACAGTCACCCATGAACTTGTCTATGGTTCCGCCATTCTTGATTATAATATCTGTCATACGTGTAAGGAACCTATTGATTAGTTTTGTAAGTCCTTCGGGGTTGCCTTTGTATTTTTCAGATATCGGTGTAAATCCTCTAATATCTGAGAACATAAAAGTCATTGTTCTTGTTTCGCCACCCAAACGTAATAGGCTTGGATCTTTCTGTAATTTCTTAACCATGGCAGGTGCAAGGTAGTGTTCGAACTGTTTCTTGATCTGTTGTTTTAGACTGAATTCTTTAACAAACCTATTGAACACAGCATGGAAACCTGTAATAGTTGTAACAAGTATAATCCAACTGGCGTCCCAAAGTTGCAAGTGCTTGACGAAATAAAAGTACGCACCATAGGCCGTTCCAGACCATACAGTCAACAGTACAGCACCTACCAACCAATAGGGTGCAAATCCCGCCAACAAAATTATTATCACTGCGAGCACACCTGCGGCGACATATTCGAG